ATGCGAAGTCTGCTGAGGCGTTCCTGGCTGAGGGGGAGTGGGAGAAGCACCCGCCTCGCCCGGAGGCGCCGCAGCCGGCCCAGGGGGCGCCCCTGACTGAGGACTGGGGGGCTGCTGCCGGCGCGGATGTGCCGGAGGAGTCGTTCGAGGAGCGGTACTCGGAGTATGCGCGGGCGGCTGCGGGGGACGAGGGTGCGATCCGGCGTCTCCGCAGGATGATGCCTGTCCGGTCCTTTGAGGCCCCGGATGGTGTGCCCGCCCGGTGGCCGGCCCTGATCGGGCTGCTTGGGCTGCGTGAGCCGTTCCGTGCTGTGCCGGAGGATCGTGAGGCGTTCGCCCGCCACGCCCAGGCCGAGGAGGGCGAGGGGAGTGTGGGGGCTCCCGTGGACGCCCCTGAGGAGGCTCCTGAGGCTGATCCTGGGGCCTGTGAGGAGGGTGGCGTATCCTGGCCTGTCGCGCCTGTTGGTACGCCGTCTGAGGCCTACACGGAGGCTTGTGCGAAGCCTTGGGAGCCGCACCTGGCTCCTCCGGCCCCGGAGCCTGAGGCGTCACCGGATGAGCCTGTGGCTGCCGGCGATGACGAGTGGGGTATCGCTGAGGGGGAGCGTGCGGCCCGTTCGGCCCGGTACTCCGCCGTGGGGTCTGCCGAGGAGTTCCGGGAGCAGGCCTTGTTGGCGTCGCAGGGGCCGCTATGGGGTGAGGGTGACTAGCCCCCCTCAGGCCTGCTATAGTTTGTGGAACTACAGGAAAGGAAGACACGAATGAGTGCTGTAGATAACGTTGAGCAGTCGATCCTTGGGATGAGGCTCCTCGCCTCCGACGCCGTCGACTACGTCGTCCGGGACCGGGTGCGGGACTACATGTTCGCCGACCCCCGGCACGCCGCCCTGTGGCGCCTGTGCGAGACTCTCCAGCAGGAGGGGGGCCGTCCGGACGCGGTGACTCTCGCCGCGAACCGGGAGCGCATCCCGGCCCTGGAGCGGGCGAACATTGACGACGACTATATCCTGGACCTGATCCACTGGGCGCCCGCCGCCGCAGACGTGGTGGCCGACACGTACGTGCAGGCCCTTGAGGACGCCTACAGTCTCAGGATGATGCACGCCGCCCACGCCCGGTCGGGCCAGTTGCTTGAGGCGAACGACTCCCCCATGAACATCCTCGGCGACATTCAGAGGCTGTGGGCTGACGTCGAAGGCCAGTACGCCCCGGTCGGCGCCCGCGGTCACGACTTGGAGGAGGCGTTCACGTCATGGCTTGACGGCGAGGACGGGTATGTTCCGACGCCGTGGTCTGACTTGAACCAGATTATCGACGGGTGGCGTCCGGGTGGCCTGTACATCGTCGGCGCCCGCCCCGGCGGCTTCAAGTCGGCGTTCGCGCTTCAGGCGGCCTTGGGTGTTGCTGCGACCTCGCCGGTTGCGATCTCTTCTCTGGAGATGAGCCGTCAGGAGGTGATGGCCCGCCTGGTGTCTACGCGCGCCCGGGCCCCGTACCGTGAGGTGATTGCCGGCGATCTGACCCCGGCGCAGCGCGAGCACGCTGGGAGGATCGCCCGAGAGGTGGCGGGGCTCCCGTTGAGCGTGGATGACCGGTCTAACGTGGGTATCGATGATGTTCGGGCTCATGCCAGGGCTGTCAGGCAGCAGTACGGGAGCCTGGGCATGGTCGTGGTGGACTATCTTCAGCTGATGTCTTCGCCGAGGGGTGACCGTCGCCCCAGGCATGAGATCGTGGCTGATTTCAGCCGCCAGTTGAAGATCATGGCCGGTGACCTGGGGTGCCCGGTGGTGGCCTTGTCTCAGTTGAACCGGATGGCTGAGGAGGGTGGTGGCCCGACGATGGCTCATCTGCGTGAGTCTGGGGCTCTGGAGCAGGATGCGAATGTTGTGATGCTTCTGTCGTGTCCGGGGGTGGGGGATGGTGTCCAGGACAAGTCGCGTCTGAATGTGAGTGTGGCGAAGAATCGTCAGGGGCCGACTGGGTTGTGCCGGCTGTCGCGGGCTAGGGACAGTATGGCGTTCGAGGGTTGACTTCTACTTGACTCCTTGGGGGCGTTGTGGAATAATTGGGTGCGTGTTCGGGGAGCCCCCCGGGCACGCACCCACACGCATGAAAGGACTAGCCAACATGGACGCCAAGAAGACCTACAGCACCGAGAACCTGACTGTCGCACAGTTCGCCGACGTGGTAGGCGTCTGCCAGAACACCGTCTACAACTGGATCCGTGACGGCCGTGTCCGGTCCGCGAAGATCGGGCACCTCCGCCGCATCCCCGCCACCGAGTTCAAGCGCCTCGGCCTCGCCCGCCCCACCCTCATGGAGGGTGAGTCCAAGTGACCGCCGCATCAGAAAGGAACAGTGTCACGGAGTCCAGTATCACCCCGTTCACCTACAACGATCATCAGGTCCGCGTCGTCGCCGGCGATGACGGCGAACCATGGTTCGTCGCCGCCGACATCGCCCAGGTCCTCGGCTACCGTGACGCCGCCAACGCGACGCGCGGCCTCATGGAGGACGAGAAGGGTACTCAGATTGTGAGTACCCTCAAGGGAGACCAGAAGGCAACCATCGTCTCTGAGGCGGGCTTGTACTCGCTGATTCTTCGCAGCCGCGTCGCGGGCGCCCAGGCTTTCAAGCGGTGGGTGACCCATGACGTCCTGCCGTCGATCCGGAAGCGGGGCGGCTACCTGACCCCCGAGGCCGCCGAACGGGCCCTGACCGACCCTGACTTCATTATCCGGCTCGCCACCGCCCTGAAGGAGGAGCGGTCTAAGCGTCAGGCCGCCGAAGCCCAGATCGAGGCCGACGCACCCCACACCAGGTTCGGCCGCACCATCTCCGGCACAGGCGGGGACCTTCTCGTCAAGCAGGTCGCCGACCTCATCACCCAGGGCGGCTACCCCATCAGCCAGGTGACACTCTTCAAGTGGCTCCGCAACCACGGGTGGCTCTGCAACAACAAGGGGAGCCTCTGGAACGCCCCCACCAAGTGGGCCCTCGAAAAGGGCTACATCCGCGCCACCGTCACCGTCATCTCCGCGCCGGGCGGCGTCAAGGAGAAGGTCACGCCCCACATCACCGCCGCCGGCCAGGAAAACCTCATTGACGGCTGGCTCACCGGACGCTACGAGGAGGACAACTGACCATGGGATACCCGAACCTCACCCCCGGCACGCTCGACCTCCTGTCGGCCCTGTGGTGTAACGCTGACTCCGACCGGGTCGTCCGCTCGACGGGCCCCCGCCTCGCCGCCCACGCCAGGACGCATGTCAGCACTGTTAACCGCAGGCTCCAGTCCCTGGCTAAGGCTGGTCTTATCGAGATCCTCGTCCGCCCGGCAGGAGGCTCTCCGGCCAGGTACCTCGTCACCGACGCCGGCGAGGCCCTCATACGCGCACTGGACGGTGAACGGGAGCCTGTCGCACACCGTGTCGACCGCGACGGGAAACTCTTCCGTCCCGGAGTCGGCCCTCTCGTCATCACCCGCGGACACTGGTATGTGGGCCACCGTGGCCCCACCATGGTCCTCGAAGTGTATGGGGACGCCGAGGTGACGGTCTCCGGGGACGTGGAGACCCTCGCCTATGAGCGCTCTCACGTCATTTCGAGTGCGTCCGATGCCGTGACCGCATGCCAGTGCGCGCTCGTTGAGACTCAGGGGGCGGCCTCCGCCATCCTGCGTGACCGGGCCGTTGGTTTGGCGTGCGCGACGTCTACTGTGATCGCCTATGACCAGTCAACCGTGTACGCCACGGACAGGTCTGCTGTGCGCGCCTATGACCAGGCGACCGTGTACGCCGCCGACTATGCCCATGTGGACGCCTCGGAACGGTCCCTTGTCTACGCGACCATGCACGCCACCGTGCAGGCGACCGGTGCTGCCGCCGTACAGGGGGCCGGGTACTCGCAGGTCATCGCCGGCCCCACGGCCGTGGCGTCTGCCGGCACCGTCCTGCGCGAGGGGCAGCTGGGGGACGTCCATGAGGTCCTGTACGGGATGGGCGTCGACGTGAGCAGCGGCACGGCGAGGCTGTACAAGACTCTCCCGGCCGACTGTGTCAGCGGCAGCGACTATGGGAAGCCCACGCGGTGGGAGGTCGGCGAGACTGTCGAGTGTGACGATTGGGATCCTGGCGCGCGCCAGGGTCATGGCCTGTACCTGCACGGCACCATTGCTCACGCGTTCGCGTTCGTCGGGCCGGCTGACGACGTTGTCGCGGAGGTGGCTGTGGATCTTGATGACTTGGCTGTCTGCTCGAGGGGTGTTCTGCGGGCCAGGCGGGCGCGGGTCCTCCGGTTCCTCAGTCGGGGCGCCTACTGAGCGTGGCAAAGCCCCCGGGCGGAGTGAAAGGAAGGAAAGCCTCCGCCCGGGGGCCGTTACGGGAACTAGGCTAGCATCATGTGGGCGAAGAAGTCAAGACGCAGACAGGAACTCCCTGCCAACTGGGGGCGGATCCGTGAGGCCGTCATCCGCCGTGACCGTGGCAGGTGTGTGTTCTGTGGGGCACCCGGGAACCAGGTCGACCACATTGATCCTAAGGGGCCCCACGAACTGTGGAACCTGCGTCTGCTGTGTCAACTGCACCACATGCAGAGGACGGCCGGCCAGTCCCACGCCGCCCGCCGAGCCAACGGGTGGACGAAACCAAAACGAGAACATAGACCAAAAGGCAAGCATCCAGGTATGCTATAGGTGCACGGTGCACCGTAAGGAGGAGACTATGGGATCGAGGGGGCCCCTCCCGAAGCGGAGCGGCCTGGGCGACAGGCGCACCCAGGCCAACAAGATCAAGAACGGCGTCAAGAAGGTCCGTGTCAAGGACGGCGTCGTCAAGCCGCCCACCGCGGACCCCGAATGGCACCCGATCGCCAAGTCACTCTGGCAGGCCGTGAAGGACTCAAAGTACACGATCTACTACGAGCCCTCCGACTGGCTCCTCCTCTACGACGCCTGCGACGAACTCAGCGCCTACAAGAACGCCAAACAGCGGTCAGCGATGATGAGGGCCGCCCTGAACAACCTCCTCTCCGGGCTCCTCCTCACCGAGGGTGACAGGCGTAGGGCCCGTATCGAGATCGACCGGGACACGGCCGCAGAACCAGAGGAGTCCGCTGGAATCGTCGCCATGAGGGACTTCCTCCGCAAGCGGGCCTCCGGCGACTGACACAGAAAGAGAGATGGCAACATTGGAGCGCACCGCCATCGATCCTATGTGGGACGCGCCGCCGCGTGAGCGTCTCATCACGATGCCCAGGGATCTCCCTGAGAAGACCCTTGGGCTCGTGGCGGCCGCATGGATGATCGACAACCTGAAGCAGCCCAACGGGCCCCACGCCGGCGAGGCGTTCACGCCCACGCCGCAGCAGATCGAGTTCCTGATGCACATGTACGCCCTGAACCCGGACGGGTCGTGGGTGTACAACTGGGCGGTCAGGCGTCTGGGGAAGGGAAGCGGCAAGGCCTGTGGCTTGGATCACCCTATCCTGACTAGTGTCGGCTGGAAGACATACGGCACCGTCGAGGTCGGCGACATCGTCTACTCCGCCTCCGGCGCCCCCGTCGCCATCACGAAGCTTCACGAGATCCGTGACGACTACGACATGTGGGACGTCCACTTCTCCGATGGCGTCACGGAGACCTTTTCCGGCGGCCACTTGTTCGTGGTGGACGAGTTCGTCGGCAAGAGCAAGCGCAAGCGCGTCACCAAGTCTGTGGTGGACATGCTCGATAGCGGCCTCATGTACAAGCGGCCTCTCTCGCCGTCCTCGAAGTGCGTGCGCCCGGACGTCACGAAGTACGCCCTGCCGCCTCAGCCGGTGCTTGAGATGCCCGAACGCGACTTGCCTATGGACCCCTACGTCTTGGGCTACTGGCTCGGAGACGGCTCTTCAGGCAGCAACACAATCGCATGCTGGGACGAAGACGGCCCACACCTGACCGGCGCCCTCCGGCGAGCCGGCTACCTCGCCCGTGCCAGGCGCGCGTGCGGCCGCACCCTCCGCGTCGGGTTTGGTAGAGAAGAGCAGGGCGGCCGCCTCCATGGCGGATCCGCCGATCTCGCCTCCGCGCGGGTGCTAGGGCGCAAGCACATTCCCGACGTCTACCTGTACGCGTCGGCGGAGCAGCGGCTGGCGCTCGCGCAGGGCCTCCTCGACTCTGACGGGTACGTGGCGAAGAACGGGTCCGCGGAGTGGTGCACCGTCCGTAAGGAGATGGCGTATCAGTTCGCCCAGTTGCTCCGCACTCTCGGCGTCCGCGTCAACGTGAAGGAGTCTGACGCAAAACTCTACGGGCGCGTCACGGGCAAGCGGTACAGGCTCCACTTCAAGCCGTACCAGCATCAGCGCCTCTTCACACTTCCCCGCAAGGCTGAGAGGGTGAAGGAACAGCGCATGAAGCCGCAGCCGATCACGATCCGCAGCATCACCCGCGCCCCCGACCAGGCCGCACGGTGCATCAGCGTAGACGGAGACGGCACGTACCTCACCGGCGAGACGCTCAAGCCGACCCACAATAGCCCGTTCGCCGCCGCCCTGTCGATGTTCGAGATGCTAGGCCCCTGCCGGTTCGACCGATGGGACGACGCCTCCCCCCTCGGCGTTGAGGGCAAGACGATGCCGATGGCCTGGATCCAGGTCGTCGCCACATCAGAGCAGCAGACGAAGAACACCATGCGCATGGTGCGCGCGTTCGCCGCCAAAGGCTCCCCGCTCGCCATGAAGCACGGCCTGACAGTCGGGAAGACCTTCCTCGACAGTGAGGCCGGCGACCAGCTGGAGCAGAAGGCCTCGTCCTCCCGAAGCCTGGAGGGCGGTGAGACGTCGTTCACGGTATGTGACGAGCTGGAGCACTGGGTGCCCTCCAATGGTGGGCCTGAACTCATGAACACGATCGAGCAGAACGCTGCCAAGACTGGGGCGCGTACTATCCACACGTGTAACGCGTGGGTGCCCGGGGAGTCCTCTGCGGCGGAGGCCACGTTCGAGGACTGGGTCGCTCAGGAGGAGGGCCTGTCCAGGAACAAGAAGAAGATCCTCTACGACGCCCGCATAGCCCCCCCGAACGCCGCTCTCATAGACGACCCTCCCGAGCATCAGGTGCCCTTGCAGCAGGCCCTGGAGTTCGTCTACGAGGGGTGCCCGTGGGTGGACCTGGAAGCCACTAAGGCCCTGATCTGGTCCCCCAGGTATACGGAGTCGAGGTCGATCCGGTTCTTCCTGAACAGGCCGAACGCCGCCGACAACGCCTGGGTGCCGCTAGAGGAGTGGACCCTGCTCCGGGATCCGAACCGTGTCGTCAGGAAACGGGATGGTGACGAGCCCGGGGAGGAGATCGTCATGTTCTTCGACGGCTCCCGGTCGAACGACCACACCGCCCTCGTGGGTTGTTGTATGTCCGACGGGCACGTCTTCAAGATCGGCCACTGGGCGCCCGAGAAGGCGTCCGGCCTGGTGAACGTGTCGAAGGTCGACGCGGCCGTAAGGAAAGCGTTCGGCGACTACGAAGTGGTCGCTTTCTGGGCGGACGTCCGCGAGTGGGAGTCGTTCACGCGGACCACGTGGCCCGAGGACCTCGGGGACGACCTGATCCTGCCGGCCGTGAGGGGGCAGGGCATGTCCGCGTCGCTGATCGCTTGGGATATGCGGTCGCACGCCTATCAGTTCGCCGAGGCTGCGGAGACGGCGTATGACGAGATACAGAAGCAGGCATTCACTCACGACGGGTCCGCCGACCTCGGTGAGCACGTGTCGAACTGTCGTGTGAACGAGTTCAAGGGCAGGTTCTCCGTGAAGAAGGAATCCCCGAAGTCCCCGAAGAAGATAGACTTAGCGGTTTGCATGATAGGTGCTAGAATGCTTTATAGGGCCGTCCTATCCTCAAGGGAGTGGGCGGCAAGAAGCAAGCCTGACGGCCAGTGGAGGGCGTACCTGTGAGTTTCGAGAACATGATGCGGGCCTTCGAAGGAGGGGCGCTCCGACCAAAGACCGGCTACGAGGCCTACTACGAGGGCCGCGCCCGCGTCGCAGCCCTCGGAGTCTCTCTCCCCCCCCAGGCCCGGGTCCTCGAAGTACAAGCCCCATGGGCGAAGATGGCCACCGACGTCATCGTCGAGGTCCTCATCCCCTCCGGGTTCATCACCTCCAACGAGACCGACGTCGAGGCACTCCAGTGGATTGAGCAGACCTGGCAGCACAACGACCTCGATTCCCAGTTCAATCTTGCGGCTTCCGAGGCGATCGCCGTGGGCGCCGCCTACTGGGTCCTCTCTCCCCCTGACGAGGATTCTGACTACCCCTACGTGAGGGCCCTGGACGCCAAGCACGCCGCCGTGCGGCTCGACTGGCAGGGACGCCTCGTAGAAGGTATCGCCGTCTACCGTGTAGACGCCGACACGGTAGGGGCGACCTACTACCTCCCCGACGGGGTCGTCTACTACCGGCGCGATGACTCCTCCCAGGAATGGCTCACCGACGGGACTGGCCGCATGGACACGTGGGGGCCCTCGATCGTCCCCATGTACAACCGGGCCCGCCTCGCCGACAAGTACGGCCGCTCAGACATCGCTGAGATGGCGTCACTAGTCGACGCGGCGTCCCGGACCCTGACGAATATTCAGGTCGGGCAGGAAGTCGCCGCGTGGCCTCTCAGGCTCCTCATTGGCGACCATTCCGCCCAGATTCTCGACAGTATGCCTGACACGATGCAGGCTTACATAGGTAACATTATGGCTGCCCCCGCCGGGTCGGATATCAAGCAGCTGACCGGTGTGGACATGACGCCGATCCAGAATATTTACCGGCTGTACGCCCTTCAGATCAGTGCCATGACTGGTATTCCCCCGTCGATGATGGGCGTGTCCGCCGACAGCAACCCGACGTCGGCGGAGGCTCTCCGTGTGGCGAAGGACCGGCTGATTGCCCGCGCTGAGAACAAGCAGCGCCAGTTCGCCGACAGCCTGGAGCGGATCGCCCGCGCCGTCTGTGTGATGGGCGGCTACGACCTCGAGGAGCCTACCGCCTTGGAGGTGCAGTGGCGTGACGCCGCAGCACCCTCCGTGTCGGCGATGATGGCTTCCGCTTTGCAGGCCCAGGCGCAGGGCGTCCTGTCCTCCCAGACGGCACGCGACTTCATGATGCTGTCTCCCCAGCAGCGTGAGCGCGAGGACGCCCGCAGCCAGGAGGTTGACGAGATGGCCGGCGCCGGCATCGCCGACAGGGCCCTCCGGGACCAGGAAGACGACACCGGCGACCCAGACAGTGACGCCGACGGTGAGAGCCAGGAAGAGGCTGCCAGCAAGAACGGCCGGAAGGAGAAGCGTGACTGAGGCCGTTTTCCGGGCTCTCCTGGACGCGATCCTCGCACTGTTCCGCCGCAGGTCGCAGTCGATCATGCGGGCCCTCCCCTACGACGGGACCAAGGCCGATAACAGTATCGTCGACGCCCTGTTCCATGAAGTGGACGAGCACAGGCGCCTCGCACACGCTGCCGGCGTCTTGTTCCTGCGGGGGCAGGCCCGCAAGAACGGCGGGGACGAGGCCTGGGTTCCTCAGCGGCAGCCCTACCGTCGTAGCGCCATCAGGCAGGCCATCCGTGAGACCCCGGGTGGGCTGCGTCGCGGTAACGAGGAGCAGGTGCAGAGGGTGCTTGACCGGCACGTCGAGGGGGCTGCCCGCCAGGCCGTGGTGCACGCCGTCCTCGACGCCCCCAGGGATGTCGGGGAAGCCCACCGGCAGGCTCAGAGGGTGGCGGAGGATCTCAAGGAGTTTCCCCCCGCTGTGCGCCGTGAGGCGAAGAAAGCGGCCGAGCGGGAGGCTCGTGAGGCGTCCCGCCTCGAGGAGCAGAAGCGCCGCCGTAAGAAGCCCAAGAAGACACAGAAGGCCCCGGAGAAGCCCGAGTTCGAGAAGCCCGGGAAGCCGGAGAAGACCGAGGCGGAGGCCGAGTGGCGGCCTGAGACGCCGGAGGAGCGGCGTGCGCGCCGTAAGAAGGCCCTCGAAGACGCCTTCGACAAGATCGCGGACCGTGTCGGTGAGGCGATCGAGGAGGCCGACTCTGAGCCCACGCTCCGGGAGATCGTCCACAAGAGGGCTCCCCTCGCTATCGAGGATATTCCCGACCCGGATCGTCATGACAAGCAGGGCCGCAAGATCTTGAAGGCGTTTGCGTGGGCCAGGGTCGTGCACCCGGGTCAGGGCGGGCCCTGCGGGTTCTGTGCCATGCTCGCCGGCCGTGGCCCTGTCTACAAGACGCAGGGGACGGCTGCGTTCGCGTATCACAATAGCGACCGGTGCACCTGTGTCCCTGTGTTCACTACCCGTTCCTGGCCTGGGAAGAAGGCGTCGGCGGGGTATGCGGGCGTCTACGACCGTGCTGTCAAGAAGAAGGGGCTGCACGGGGCTGAGGCCAGGACGGCCATGGATAATGCGTTGCGCGGCACAAGATCGCGTGAGAAGTCAGCGAAACGTAAGGAGCGCACTGATGGCTGACAGTACAGCAGAGGCGAAGCAGATTGCCGCGGACACTGAGGTCGACACGATCGTGTCCGGGCCCGGAGTCACCGAGAAGGATCTCCCGGCAGACGCCCCAGAGGCCGCCGAGAGCCCCACGGAGGCCACGGAGAAGGCCGACGCTACCCCAGCCCAGCAGGAGCCCCCGGAGGCTGCTCAGGAGGCTCCAGAGGCCCCACGGGAGGCTGCCGTGGGGCAGGAGGAGGCCCCTGAGGGGCAGGAGAAGCGCATCGCCGCCCTCGAGAAGGCCCTGGAAGAGATGCGGGCAGAGCGAGCCAAGGCAGAGAAGGCGGCAGAGGAAGCCCGCCGCGCCAAGGCCCTGACCGACGCCGGCCTGTCCGAGGACTACGCCGTGTTCCTCGACGGCGACCCCGACACCTGGGGACAGCGCCTCACCCTGCTCACAGGGCTCAAGGGGGCGGCCGAGAAGAAGCCCGTATCAGTGCCCCGCGACCCGGTTATGAGTTCTGATACGATTAGTAAGAACAACCTACAGGAGCAGGCCGCCGGGTTCTTTGGCCTCCTCTGACACATCAGGAAGGAACAGCAAATGCCTGACGCAGCTGTTGAGAGCCTTGACAAGCTCCTCTCTGGACAGAACAAGGGCGTATTCCCCCCCGAGGTCCTGGATCAGATCTGGAAGCGCGTCTACAAGGGCTCTGTCGTCCAGACAGTCGCCCAGACGACCCCGATCCCCCTGTCCGGCGCCGTCATCCCAGTCCCCGTCGGCCAGCCCACCGCCGGAGTCGTCGCGGAGGCCGCCCTCAAGCCGGTCGTCGACGTCAATTTCGAGACCCGCACGATCACCCCGATCAAGGTCGCTGCCGGCGTCGTCCTCTCCGAGGAGGTCATCCGCCGCAGCCCCGTCATGGCCTACCTTGACCTTCAGAACCAGCTGGTCGAGTCCATCGCCCGCGCGATGGACAACGCCGTCCTACAGGGCAAGGACGCCATCACCGGTAACGCCCTGACCGGCCAGACCCCGATCATCTCCACCAACGCTAACGTGGTGACCGTCGACTATGCTGCCGCCAAGCCCGACGCCCTCCTTCAGAGCGTCCTTGCTGGCGTCGACGCCGTCGAGGCAGCCAATGACCAGTTCGCGGTGGACGCGTTCCTCGCCCGCAAGAACGTCCGCACCAAGATCATCGGCATCAGCGACACGCAGGGCCGCCCCCTCTACCAGGCGTCCAGCAATCTCGCCGACCCGGTCGGCACCTTCCTCGGCCTGCCCGTCCACTACACCAACGCGGTCGGCGGCTACGAGAAGGCCAAGGTCGCCGAGACCGAGGCCGTCATGGTCGCCGGCTCCTTCAAGGACAACCTCGTCCTCGGCAACGTGGCGTCGATCGAACTGCGTCAGGCCAACGAGTACGCGTTCGGTCACGACCTCTTCGGCAAGAACCTGAAGGCGTTCCTCGCTGAGGCCACCTTCGGGTGGGCGCTCCGCGACCCGAAGGCCTTCGCGGTCTTCAAGAAGAAGGCCTGACCAAAAGCCCGGCGCGGCCCCTGAAAGAGATGGTGAGGAGGATACTGGCGTGACAGTGGCAACACTGGAAGACGTGAAGGCGGCCCTCCTGCGGGAACCCGACCCCGCAGACGAGGTCCCCTACGTTCAGCCCATGCTGGACTACGTTGAAGCCAGTATCCTTCTCACCGTCCCGAACGCCCTCGAAAAGGCGGCCGCACGCAAACCCTATGAGACTGTCCTGCGGCGCGTCGAGGCCGAGTGCGTGTGCAGGGTTCTGCGCGCCCCCGCCGGCGGTGTTCTCAAGTACGAGACTGAGGGCTCTTACACGTACTCCGTGAACAACGCGATCGCCTCCGGTCTTCTCGAAGTCCGGCCGGAGGAACTCGCGCTCCTAGTTGAGCATCCGGGCGGGTGGACGGCCATGACCGCCCGGGGGGACGGGTATCTCGCCAACCGGCGGGGCCTGCACCAGGAGGGCTCCTGGGTCGAGTCCTACGGGCGGCAGGATCCCCCCGACCCTGGTCCGGGAGACCTTGCTGGCGTCACCCCATGGGGGACCTGGTGATGGCCGGCGCATACAAGCCCCGTCGTCGCCGCTTCCTGGAAGATGGCCCCCACACCGTCGAGGTGACCCCTATGACGGTGAAGGACGGCCCTACGGGCCGCCGCTACGTCCCCGGCGCCCCCGTCACCGTCAACAGGGTGCTCGTGCAGCCCCCTTCGGGAGGTGCCGGCAAATCCGCCGAAACCAGGACCAGCGATAAGGGCTTGTTTGACGAGGCCACCCTTGTCGTCTATGGGCGGGGCAAGTGGCCCGGAGGCCCTCACAGCAAGGTCCGTGTCACCAAAGGCCCTGAGGGCGCGGAGGGCATCGCATATCAGCAGTCTGGGTCCGCAGCCCAGTTCGCGGCGTCCCCCATGACCGCCCACTTCAAGGTGCGTATCGACGCCACCGGGGTGGAGTCGAAATGAGCGGAGACATCACAGTCTACGACGATGCCCTGACCCACGAGGATATTGCGGCCGTCGCGTCCCGCGACCCCGCATTCGCCGCCGCAGCCTCGGGCGTGTTCGCTGAGATCAAGGCCGAGGCTGCGAAGCACGTCAAGACGGGCAGGTTCCTCGGCAGTATCAGCATGCATCAGGAGAAGACCGACTTCCATATCGAGGAAGACGGCCTGGACTACGACTGGAACGCTGAAATGGGGCACTTCCAGGGTGAGCGCGGTAAGCCCGGCCGTAAGTGGGTCAAAGGCCTTGGTATCTTCCGTAACGTCGTCCGCCGGCATGGGGGCTTCTGATGAGCCGACACCTCAACCACAGGCCGGTGATGCCGCTCACTCTCATGGTGGAGGCTACCAGGCTCGCCTGCAAAGGCGCCACAGTCCTCTCCGAAGCACAAGTCGATATCAGGCCCGACGTCGACGACACTGAAGGTCCTCTCGTTGTCGTCCAGGTAACCTCTAATGCTCCGCTGGAGAGCGGTCCGTTCGGTGCCGCAGTCCAGTGCTCGGTCCGCTGGTATGTCACTCACCCTGACGCCCACACGGCAGAAACAATGGCGGTAGACCTGATGGAGGGAATGAACCGCCTCTGGCGTGACGGCACCCCCCTCGACGGTGGAATGATCTCTCACCTGGAAATGGGTTACCCGTTCCTCGGCGGGGACCAGAACAATACGTCAGACTACAATGAGTTCAACGTCACCGCGACGATCGTGGTGCGCTCGACGGTACGGCAGGAAGGCTAAGGAATGGCTAACACCAGCAACGCCGACAAGGAGATCCAGATCGCGGGCATGGGCCACGTCTACATCGGTGACGTGGACGCCGCCCCCCCGAACCTCTGGTCCTACAGCTTCGGCGACGGCACAACCCTGGAAGACCAGGGGTGGACCTGGATCGGAGACACCTCCTCCGAGAACCTCATCTCATTCGAGACCGACGGCGGCGACACGTCCACCAAGGACACGTGGGACCGCAAGAACGCCCGCAGCACGCGTGCGACGAAGACCACCAAGGTCACGATCTCGTCCGTGTCCATGTCCGACGACACGATCAAGGTCGCGTTCCCCGGCTCCACCTACGTGGACGCAACCGACGGCTACGACCTCGTCCTCTCCGGCAGCATCGATAAGGCTGTTCTCATTGTCGTCGAGGAGGGGGTGCTGGTCTCCGGTATCCTCTTGCGGAAGGTCAACCTGTCTGGGGACATGCCGACCCTTGACAAGGAGAACTTCACCGAGATCAAGATCAATGGCGTGATCCTCACTCCCCCGTCCGGGAAGGCCGCGGTCCACTACCTGAAGCCTCGTGAGGTCACCGGCACCGCGACCGGCGTCCCGACTGTCACGAGCATTCAGCCTGTCACGGGCAAGGTCGGGACCCAGGTCACGATTACCGGTACGAACTTCGACGGAGTCACTTCTGTGACGTTCGCTGGCGTCCGGGCGGCGTTCGCGAAGAAGTCCTCGACGGTCATCACCTGCACGGTGCCGACCGCCTCTCCGGGCTCGCACGAGGTTGCTGTCATCAACGCCAAGGGCCGTGGCGCGGGCGCGACCAAGTTCACGCTTACTGCCTGACACATGACTCCATCCGGCCGGGCCGCCAATGGTGTGCTCCCGGCCCGGCCGGATGGTACCCACACTATCGGGGCGCACCGTCCACTGTAGGAGCACACGATGGCAGACAGCAAGAAGCCCCAGCCCCAGCCCGAGGCCGAGGTCGAGTTCGATCAGGTCGAGGGACACGAGCTCATTGTTCACCCCCGGTCTCTGATGCCTTCCCAGGCGGTCCGCCTGCTCGCGGCCGCCGGCATTGACCGCGGCGACGACGTCACCCTGGAGGCGATCCAGCGGATGATGGAGGAGATCGAGGAGTCGTTCCTCCTCGACGCCGAGGGGTACACGGCCCTCTACAAGGAGAAGGGCCTGACCGCGATCATGGATCTGGTGGGGGCGTTCCTGGGGGAACTGCTCGGCGGCGAGATCTGAGGCTCTTCCTCGAAGAGAACCCGGATGCCGACGCCGACCTGTACGCCCTCTACGGGGTGGATGGTCGTGACGCCGGCATCCGGCTCTCTCTTGTCGAGAATCTTGTCGCCAGGCTCCCCTTTGAGCCTCGTTCTGTGTGGAGGGCCCGCACCCTGCTGGGTGGGGAGGAGTGGTTCGGCTGGTCCTTGGCTGAGCGGCAGCGGGCTGATCTTATTGACTTGTCTGTGTTGACGATGCGTGCGTGCGCTCAGCAGGGGGCGCGTCTGCGCCCGTCTGAGGCGTCGGCTAGGCCGGGCGGTGCGGAGAAGAAGAAGGAGGTGGCCTCCTCGTCTGATAGCCGCAGCATGGCTGCTATCATTAGTTCTATAGGCTGATCCGATAAGGTGGTGTAGCGGATGCCCCGCGGTATCGTCGGAAAACTCGGAGTCAAGGTCACCCCTGACGTCACGAAGTTCGCGAAGGAACTGCGGGAGAAGCTCCGTAAGGTCCGGTCCCAGACTGACTTCGAGCTGCCTGTCGGCCTCGTCCTCGATGACGGTGATGTCAAGCAGATTCAGGAGCGGCTCAAGCGCCTCGACGCGACCGTCAAGGTCAAGGTCGAACTGAACAAGGAGTCCCTGAAGAAGGCTCAGGGGCAGATCAAGCGCCTCGACGCGACCGTCAACGCGAAAGTCAAGATAGACGAGGCTTCCCTGAAGCGGGCGAAGGCCCGTATTCAGGGCCTCGGTGGCGCCCAAACTTCCCCGAAGGTCAAGCCCAAGATCGAGAAGAGGGACCTCGACTCGCTGTGGAAGAACTTCGAGGGCGCTGAGACCAAGGTCACCCCGAAGATTGACGGGTCTGGCCTGTCCCGCATACGGGAGCAGTTGAAGCGGCAGGACTGGCCCACCGCAGAGATCAAGCCGCACCTCGACACGAGGGACATCAAGAACAAGAAGGAGGACCTCGACAACGGGGGCGTGAAGATCCGCCTCGACATTGACGAGGCCTCCTACCGGCGCGTCCAGGAGCGAATCAAGAGGCTCGCTGAGAGAGTCTCCGTCCACCTCCACCTGGACGAGTCCGATTACCACAAGATCAAGCGGAAGCTCGGCCGTCTCGACACGACGGCCACCGTGAACGCTGACGCTGACACGGGCAAGGCCAGGGCGAAGTTCATGTGGCTGGCCCGCACCCGGTTCGTCAAGTTCATTGCTCTCGCGGACAATGCGGCTCTCCGTAAGGTGGAGGACTACTTCCGGCGCCTCTCCGGGTTCCGGGCCTTGTCCGACTGGTCCAGGGCCGCGAAGGACATGGTGATGAACCTGGACCAGACGGCCCTCACCATGGGTGTCATGGGGTCTGCGGCACTGTCTGCTGCCGCCGCGGTGACTGCTCTCGTAGGGTCGACGCTGGCGTTGGCGAAGGGTATCGCCTCGATCTCCCCGGCCGCCCTGGCTCTCCCGGGTATCTTCCTTGGCATGGCGACCGGGGCTGTCACGCTCGTTGCCTCCTTGAAGGACGCTGGCGAGCGGCTGAAGGACATTGGGGAGCAGTTCAGTCAGGTCAAGGAGAACTTCAGTAACGCGTTCTGGGCTGAGGCCGAGGGGTCTATCCGGTCCCTTGCCTCGGATGCGATGCCGATCCTTGACCGGCAACTGTCGTCTCTTGCTGCGGCCCAGGGGCAGTGGACGGCGGCGGTCGCGGACGCAGTCCACTCACACCTACCCCAGCTGGAGGAATCCCTGGAGAACACCGCGGAGGGGGCGCGCCGTTCCACGCGCGGTTTCGGGGCGTTCACTGAGGGGATCGTGACGCTCGGCCTTGTTGGCTCGAAGTATCTGCCCATGCTGGGCGACTGGTTCTCCGACCTGGGCGAGAAGTTCAGCGAGTGGGCGCACAAGGCGGCCAGTGACGGCAGTATCGAGGCCGCGATCACGAAGGCCGGCCGAGCGGCCCGCAAGGTCGGGGCTATCATGGCTGACTTCGGCCGCATCGTCGTGGGAGTCTTCTCCGCTGCGGAGAAGGGCGGGTACACGATGGACCGGCTCGTCAACACTGTCGACCGGTTCTCGAAGGTCGTGAACAGTCTCGGCGGCCAGACAGTGCTGACGAACCTGTTCGCTGGCGCCGCCTCCGCCATGGATGTCCTGACGGCGGCGGTCGGGAAGACCGGGGACGACGTCGTCAACTTCTCGTTCACGGTGCGCCGTTCCATGACCGATGCTGCTGCCGTGGCCGGGAACGCATGGATCGGGTTGGCGAATATTCTCGGCTCTAACGCGTTCGGTAGCGGCTTGTCGTCGTTCTTCATCGGGCTGAATGAGGGAGTGTCGAAGCTTCGTGACGCTGCCCCTGAGATTTCCCAGCTGTTGGGGTCGGTCTTGACTCTTGGGGGGTCGCTGGCGTCTACGGTGGGCGGGGTCCTGGCGACCGCGTTCGAGAAACTTGGTCCGCCTGTGGCCAGGCTTCTGACTGCGTTGGCTCCTTTGGCGGAGGCTCTGGGGGATTGGCTTGTTGGTGCGATCGAGAAGGTGGCGCCCTGGTTTGAGAAGCTTGTTGACCAGTTCCTGATTCCGATGATTGAGAAGTTCACGGAGTCTCCGGGGCTTGTGATTGCGCTGGTGACGGCGTTCTGGGGTTTTCAGAAGATTGTTGAGTTGGCGTCTGGCCTGGCCTCTATCGTCAACATTGTGACCTCGATCTCTTCGGGGATTGGTGCGCTGTCCGCAGTGTTCGAAGGAGTCGCCCTCGGCCCGATCGCACTCTGGGCGGCCGCTATCGTCGGCCTCATTGCCGGCCTCATACTGCTGTGGAACAACTGCGAGGCGTTCCGCACCGCCGTCACAGACATCTGGAACAACATCTCCGAGACCATCGGAAACGCGATCCAGGTCGTTGTCGACTGGTTCGTCAACGAGATGCAACCCGCCGCCATGGGCCTCTGGCAGGCGTTCAGCGACCTGTGGCTCACGCTCGGGCTACCCACGTTCGACAGTATCAACGCGGCGATTGAGTTCCTCCAACCGATCTGGGAAGGATTCTGGAACGGTCTCGTGTCGATCGTCACCGGAGTCTGGGACATGATCTCCGGGATCGTCATGGGCGCTATCCAGATCCTCACCGGCATCATCCAGTTCTTCGTCGCGTTCCTCACCGGGGACTGGGGGAAGGCCTGGGAGGCCGTCAAGAACATCGTCAATGGGGCCATCTCGATCGTCACCGGCATCATCACCGGCGGCGTGAACATCTTCCTCGGCGTGTTCCAGTGGTTCTCAACCGCACTGTCGGCCCTGTGGTGGGGCATCATCGGGGCGATCAGCGGGTTCGCTTCATGGATCGTGAATCTCCTCGTGAATGCGGCCCGTAACAGCACGCAGTCGGCTGCACAGTTCTTCGCTGACTTCCCGAACAAGATCAAGGCTTTCTTCTCGGACGCCGGGTCCTGGCTGATTTCTGCGGGGCACAAGATCATTGACGGGTTCATTAACGCCGTCAAGGGGGAGTTCGGCAGGGTCCGGTCGACGTTCGGCGGCCTGACCAGGATGATCCCGCATTGGAAAGGCCCGGAGCCGACCGACCGTACGCTCTTGAAGCCGGCTGGGCGGATGATCATCCAAGGGTTCGTGTCCGGTATCCAGGAGGAGCAGCCGACGGTGAAGCACACTCTGAAGCGGCTCACCGGGAAGCTTCCTGGGATGACGGTGAACCATGAGGTTGATGGCGGCGGGTTCACGAAGCCGGCGACAAGTGTGACGATCAACCAGTATAATCCTGTTCAGGAGCCGGATTCTTCGATCCGGGACAAGGTGGCGTCCGGCATCCGGCTGGCCGCCTCACTGTGACACAAGAAACGAGGCGGTAATGGCTTCCGGATACACGTTCAACGGCATCTCGCTGGACGACACCCAGAACAGGTGGTCGACGCTCCTGGAAGTGGCTAACGGCCCCGACAGCCCCGGGAAGAATATTACTCTGGGAAAGCCGGGGAAGTTCACGATCCTCACTGTTGACCTCGACAACTACACTCCGGGCTCCCTGGATGTGACGCTGTCTGTGGCCGGTGGTGAGGGTGACCGGAAGGCGAACTGGCTGGCTCTCCTGGGTGTGATGGACGCGTGGCGTGCCGGCGGCACCCTGGGGCGCGTGTCTGACAGTACGGTCGTGCCGGCCCACCTTGAGGCCCTGCGCCCCCTGGGGGCCATGCCTGGGAACACTATGGGGGTCTTCGCACGGTTCCGCATGGACGACCTCTGGTTCCGGGAGCAGACCCCCACCATTGAGGAGGGTGGGGCGAAGAAGTTCCCCGGCTCCGTCTACCCGGTCACCGCCCCGGAGGTGTCATGGGGCACCCCGACGTCGGGGTGTTCTCTGCGGGACTGGCAGACCGGCCGCGGCGTCATGTGGAGGGGCAACCCGGCCGGTGCCGCGTTCCTGAACGTTGACCTGTCCAGGAACCTGGCGGTCCTGTCCGACACGCAGTGGTCGTACTCGGGTGAGGACGTGTCCGGGGGCCTGCTTGTGGACCCTGATTTCTTCCTGCTTCCTGTCGGCACTGCCGGCGAGTGCGGGTTCTCGGGGACCGGCGGTGCGGTGAAGGTGCGTGCCCGTAGGACGCTCGGAGTGGCCTGATGGCCTCCCAGTACACGTTCAACGGGGCGTCGTTGGACGACCCTGGGGGGCGTTGGTCCGTAGACCGGGAGTGGTATCTCCCCCAGGGTGGGGCCGGGTTGGCTGCCTTGCCGGTTGAGGCGCCGGGGGCGGCCCTGGTGTCCGCTGACCCGTGGGACGGCCGGTACGCCCCGGAGGTGGCTGTGGTGGTGTCTTTCCTGGGCGACCTGTCGCCGCGGGATGACATATGGTGGCGTCTCCGTGAGGCGGTGGATTCCTGGAAGGCCGGTGTCAGTGTTGTCAGGCGGCTGGAGAAGCCCGGGTCGGTTGAGGCGCCGGCGTTCCTTGTCGAGGTCAGGCCTCTCCGGCGGGTCGGGGGTGGGCGCGCTACCTGCCTGCTCCGTTTCCGTCTCCGTGACGTTGGTATGCGGTCGGTGCAGCAGGTGACCGAGATGTCGGGGATCTTGAAGTTTCCTGGGTCTCTGCGTCCGATGGTGGATGTTGAGGCCGCGTTCCAGTACCCGAAGAGTGGGTGTGCACTCACGTGCCGTAGGTGTGGGCGGAGTGTCCGCTGGTTCGGGGAGAAGGGCGACTACGGGTATCTGACTGTTGACTTGTCGCGGCGGCTGGCTGTCTTGACGAACTGGGATTTCTCCTACAGTGGCCTGGATGTGTCGGATGGTCTCGTGGCGGACCCGCTGTGGGCGTTGTGTCCTGGGGTGGATGGGACGTGTCAGTTCAGTATTGAGGGTAAGGTGCGGGCTCGCCCGTACTATGTGTGATAGGGGGCTGTGGTGGCGTCTGAGTACTATCTGAATGGTGTTCCGTTGGATGATCCGGCGGGCCGCTGGTTTGTGACGTCTGAGACGCTTCTGCCGTCCGTGTCTGCGCCCCGTAACGTGTCTGTGACGGTGCCGTTGCGGTCTGGTGTTCTGCCTGTGCCCGCGTATGCGGTGGACCCGTTCCAGGTGACGGTGAAGATGGTGGTCCAGGATAACGATCAGGGGCGTGCCCGTTTGGACTACAACTTCATGAATCTGATGCGGACGGTGCGGCCTCTCGGGGATTTCCTGATGATGCAGTGGCGTGTCCCGAACATGCCGGGCCGTCAGGCGAGGGTGCGGTTGTCTGCGTCTGTGGAGCCGACCTTCTATTACCTTGAGAACATGATTGAGGTCACTCTTGTGTTTGAGGGTATTGATGGCATGTGGCGGGACGAGCGCGAGCAGACGATGATGTCCTCGAACCTGTCTCTCCTTTCCGGATCCACCCTGCCGATCACCGACGCCGTGATCGATCTGGTGGGCTATGGGCGGACGGTGGAGATCGTTGACGTGCCGTCTGGGTTGACGATGCGGTGGGACGGGCCGAACCCGAACACTGAGCATCTGGTGATTGACTGCGCCACCTATGAGGTGCATGGGGCTGATGTCGAGTTCGAGATGTCTGGCCCTGATCTTGGGGCCGCCTTGACGGTGCCTCCGAGGGGGTTCCAGTTGACGCCCGATGCGGCGGGAGCCTTCTCTATGCGGGTGACGAATACGGGGACTGCGAAGGTTCGGGCGAGGAGGGCCTACTAGCATGCTGCGTGAGGGCCAGTACGGGTTCCAGTTGGTCGCCTATGCGCCTATGGGTGACCGTATCGGGCTGCTGCCTGATTTCACGTCTATGACGCTCACGGTCCCCTTGGGGGATCTGCCTACGTTGACGCTGTCGTACCCGTCGTCGGGGACGAGGTCACGGTATCTGCGGTCTGGTGAGACGGAGGTGTCTGTCGAGTGGACCGCGAACGGGGGCGACTCGTGGAAGGAAGTCCCCGGGGCCAGGTTCCTGACGTCGAAGACTGAGATCGATCTGATTGAGGATGGGTCGACGATCTACAACGTCGAACTCGTGCATATTGCTGACTACTGCCAGCGGGCTCTTGTGTGGCAGGCTCCTAAGGGTGGGGCGGACAAGGACGGGAAGTGGAATTTCCTGTCTGTGACGCCGGGTGCGATCGTGAAGTCTGTGTGGGATGCCGCCCAGGCTCGCGGCTGGGGTCGTGCTCTCGGCTTGGAGGGGACCGCGTCGAAGGACGCCTATGAGCAGGCGTGGAAGAGCATTATGACGATCGCCTATGATCCGAGTATTGATCTGTGGTCTGTGGTGACGTCCCTGTATGACCTGGGGATCCTGGATTACCAGTGGAATGGGCGTACGCTCAGCCTGTACAACCCGGATTCGTACATGTCTCGTAACCGGGAGAATGTGATCTGGCGTATTCCTGGGTCGAAGGGTGCGTCGGAGACTACCACTTGGCAGGACATGTGTACGGATGTTCTGGTGACGGGTGAGGGCGACAAGATCTGGCACTTCCACAATAGTGAGGCGCCGGCCACTCTGCGGCGTACGGAGAAGACCGTGTCCGCGGGGGGTGTGGAGAAGGAGGCGACGGCGAAGATCGTCGCTGAGAGGACTCTGAAGTCTGGGGCGCACCCGTCTCAGTCCGTGAAGCGTGAGTGGGCGCTGGGGGCTTCTCCCCTGTTGCCGTTCTACTCGTTCCGTCCGGGTGACTGGATCATGGTGGAGCGTCTGGATGGCCTGGAGAAGATGCGTGTGCGTCAGGTGTCTGTGACGGTGGACCAGGATGGTACGTCCGGGCATGTGACGTTGGGGTCGCTTCTTGATGACTATCTGACGAGGTTAGCGAAGAAGACGAAGGGTATTGCTGGCCTGTCTGCTACGTCGGGTAGTGGGGTGCGGCCGGCGAAGCCTGCGGACCGGAGGAAGCCGGCTACCCCGCAGGGCGGCCTGGGGTCGGGTTTTGTGATCCCGAACTCTAACGGGTACGGGTACTGGGCTGCCGCCAGACTGTCTTGGGGGGCTGTGACGACTGACACCAGGGGTGTGGCGATTGATATCAGCCATTATGTGGTGCAGGCTGAGCGTGAGGTGCAGCGGGCGCAGAAGCTTGGGGGCGCCTACTGGCAGAGGATGGCTCAGGTCCAGTTCGGGGAGAATGCGGGCGACTATGGTGACCTGGATCCGGGGCAGAAGTACCGGTTCCGTGTCTATGCGGTGTCTCAGGATGGTGTTGGGAGCGATTGGTCGGGGTACTGGTATGTGGATATCCCGTCGGATCTTGAGCCTCCTCCGGAGCCGTCGGCCCCGGTTCTGACTCAGCGTCAGGGTGTGCTGTCTGTCGCCTGGGATGGTACGGCGAAGGGTGGTTCGTCTATGCCGGCTGACTTGTCGTATCTGGGTGTTGGTGTGGCTGGCCTGGATGCTGGGGGCGTGTACCGTCAGATGGGGACGATGACCCGGACGGGCCGCCAGTGTGTGATCGCGGATCTGCCGTTGAACAAGCAGTTGACGGTGGCGCTGATGGCGGTGGACGAGGTCGGGAACATGTCTGGGTGGGGGCCGTCGAAGACGATCACCTTGACTCAGGTTGGTGTGGATCCTGCGGTGATTCGTAGCCAGGTTGAGGAGGCGATCAAGAATGGGGAGGCCTTGTCTAAGGCGACCCGCGAGGAGATCATGGCGGCGTTCGCGCAGATGGGTAGGTCTAACGATATTATTGAGTCTGTGTGGCCTCCGTCTCGTGGGACTGTTGGGACGAGCATCTGGGTGTCTCCGGACGGCAGGGTCTTCAAGTGCACGAAGCGTGGTAACAAGGAGGAGTGAGCGGTGGCGTACAAGCGGGCGCGCGCCCAGTGGCTGGATTACCCGAAGGGTGATACGCCGATTCTGGCGGAGAATCTGAATCATATTGAGGACGGGATTGTTTCTGCGGCCCAGACGGCGGATGCGGCGCTGGCTGCTACTCCTGCTGGGGTGGTGGTGGCGTTCGCGGGGAATACGCCTCCGATGGGGTGGCTGCTGTGTAAGGGGCAGTCGGTGCCGCGGGGGTCGTACCCGGACCTGTTTGCGGCGATTGGGACGACGTACGGGAGCATGGATGCGTCGACGTTCAATGTGCCGGACCTGTCGATGCGGTATCCGATCGGGGTGCTGAACGGGGATGTGTCGCTGGGGACTGTGGGCGCTACCGGTGGTGAGCGGAATCATTCGCTGACTGTCAGTGAGTTGCCGTCGCACACGCACAAGGTGCGGTCTTCGGGGGCTATTTGGTCTGGGGGTGTCGGCATCTATCAGACTGACGCGGGTTCGGGTAATAAGTGGGATCTGCCTGGTAAGGATACTGGTGGGGGTAAGGACTATCTGATTGGTGGCGCTACCGGAGGTAATGCGGCTCACAACAACCTGCCTCCGTATGTTGTGATGAACTACATTATTAAGGTGTGAGCGTGGCTGTTAGGCAGACTGAGTACATTTCGTGGCCTGGCCCGCAGGAGGGGCCTGGTGAGGATTTCCTCCCGTATGTGAACCGTACTGCCCGTGATACGACGGTGGTGCATGGCCGGTATGGGTGGGAGTGGACCGAGGATACGTCTGACGCCACTCAGAAGGTGAAGATGGCTGTGGATGCCGCTAAGGGTATTCAACGGTTCATCAATATTACGACGGACCAGTTGACGGTGACGGGGACCGCGTTCATCACTGAGGCTGTGATCCAGAAGATCTGGACCCGGATCATTACCGCGGAGGAGGGGGTGTTCGGGAAGATCAAGGCCGGCATGATCGAGGCCCATGAGGTGACTGCCGACAAGGTGAAGGCCGGGGCGATCGATGGCATGCAGATCACGGGGGCGATCTTTCAGACGAAGCCGTGGGGCCAGTATCCGCGTACTGTGATCTCTTCGGACGGCATGTATGTGTGGGATCAGAACAACAACAATACGTTGTCGATCAATAAGAACGGGTCGATCTGGATCGATGGCGAGTTGGGGATCAGTGACTCGTGGTCCTGGGCCCGGTTCATTGACCTGAAGGCGGACGACACTGGCAAGGATGTGGGCGGTAACGGCCGTAAGGTTGGTGTCGGTATCGAGTTCCAGCGCTCTAACAGCCCGTATAGTGCGTCGGGGAATATTACTATCGCGGAGGATACGGCCGGGATTCCCAGGCTGGATCTTCAGGCGCCGCGCCGGGGCGCGGGGGAGGCCCCGAGGATCCGCTTGTCTGAGTCTGAGATCGCGCTTCTCAACTCTACAAGCTATCTGACGCTTGATTCGCGTGGCTTCTACGGCAAGGCGAACGGCGGAAAGGCTCTTGGCTGCGGGTGGGAGGATTTCTACATTCGTGCCGGGAAGTACGAGTCCACCACGTTTGGTGTGAAGGGCAACAGTAGCGGCCTGTGGCTGTCGTGGGACTATGACTGTGATCACCGGTTCTACACCTCCGATGGTGCGGGCCAGGTTTCCTGCATGTACAGTCACGGGGCGTTTGTGCAGGTGACTCAGAAACCGAATGATGCCGGCAAGTACATTCAGTTGTCGAAGAACACGTGGGTGTATGGGAGTCTCGGCGCCAACAATAAGACGTTCATTATTGAGCATCCGCTTGCCCCGTACGAGAAGTCTCTGATCCATTCGTGTACTGAGTCGCCGTGGCCGGGGGTCGAGTACTGGGATACGGCGACTATCGGGGAGGACGGCTCTGCGGAGGTTGTTCTTCCCGACTATTTCAACGCCCTGCATCGTCCGGATCTGCCTCTTGCCGTGTTGTGTTCTGGCCCTGGGTCGCCGTGGGCGTCTCGGGTGCGGATGGGGCGGTTCACGGTGCACGGGGAGCCGGGGTCTACGGTGTCGTGGCTTGTGAAGGCTGTGCGGCGGGCTGAGCATACGCGCACCCTGGGGCCGGGCGAGCCTCCGGTTGAGGGGCTGCCAGTGTCTGCTCCGGTTGCTGGCGGTGATGAGGAGGCTGCGCCGGAGCCGAAGGATCTGCGGTGGCTGTACGAGCCGCCGGTACCGACCGAGTGATAGGATCATGGTATGAGTGACACCGCGTCCGATAAGGATATTGGCCGTCAGTTGGATGTGCTTCAGCGTATCGTCGCCTCCTACCGTGAGCGTCTCGCCAAGGTGGAGGAGGAGCTGGTGACTGCGAGCGCGAATCTGCGGATCGCACAGGAGCAGATCGGCGCTCTCTCTGAGAAGGAGGAGGCGGGGGAGTGACCGCAGTCAACGAGTATGCCGCCTCCCAGATGCGGTACTGGTGTCGCACCTGGGATTATGGTGGTGTCGGCTACAGTCAGCCGAACAGGTGGTCCGCCTACGACAACAGTAACTGGGCTGGCTGGCTGACGGGCCCTGGGGAGATGGACTGTAGTGCTGGTGTTGCCGGCGCCTACAACATTGCCCTGCACGAGTGTGTGGGTGAGGGTGTGCGCCCCTCCTATTTCCCTCGGTCGACTTGGACTGAGTCTCTGACGCAGGAGGCTCAGGCGCGTGGTTTTGAGGACGTCGGTGATTCGTGGACGGGCAGTACCCCGGATGGCGGGTTTGCTGTGGGGGATCTTCTTCTGCGTACCACCGGTGAGGGCGGCCATGTCGCGATGGTTGTCCGTGACGAGGACGACTCGTTCGACCCTTGGAACCCGCTGGTTGCGGAGGCGTGGATTGATTCGGCTGGCAGTATCTACGGCAGTGACGGTGGCGATGGTTCTGCTGCTGATGATAGTGGTGGCGAGTCCCGCCTGGTGAGGTATGGATCGCACCCGTTGACGGTGTCGGCGTCATGGTCGACGTGTCTGCGGTACCGGGGCCTGTCATCTGGTGGCCCTCAGGCTGCCCCACAGGCCTCTGGGCGGGCTTTCGGCATCGATGTGTCCGTGCACCAGCGTGGCATGCGGCTGGCCCCCACGGGCGCCTCCTACGTGGTTGTGAAGGCGTCTGAGGGGTCCGGGTATGAGGATCCGTGCAAGGACGACTTCACTGCCCAGACGCTCGCGATGGGTGCCCGCCTCGGCTTCTACCACTTCGCGTGGCCGTCTGCGAACGACGTGAGCGAGGAGGTCGACACGTTCGTGGCGGCGATCCGGCCGTATCTTGACGGGCGGCCGTTCCTGTACCTGGACTGGGAGGACGACAAGGCCTACTACGACTATTCGTGGGCCCGCCAGTTCCTCGACCAGGTGCACGCCCGGACCGGCATCAAGCCATTCATATACATGCCCGCGTCGGTCGCCGAGTCCGGCGCCTGGGAGGGTGTGTCGAACGATTACTGGCTGTGGGCCGCCGGCTACCCGTCCTCGGCGCCCCAGGTGCCGGCTACCCCGGACTGTCCGTACGCGCCGTTCAGCCACGGCTGGTGGACGTTGGCGTGGCAGTACACCGGTGAGGGGCGCGCTCCCGGCTGGGATGACGATCTGGACCTTAATGTCCTCTACCGGCCCGACGTGCTCGGGCTCACCAACAATGTTTCTACTGACGAGGATTGGCTGAATATGTCTGCTGCCGTCGATTATCTCCGTACTATCGCTGACGCTGTCACCCCGGGTCAGGAGGGCGTCAAATTCGATGGGGCCCTGTATAACCGGGTCAAGGAGACGCTGAACACTGTGAGCCGCACTGAGGCGCTGCTGCGTGAGGGTGGCTCGAAGTCTGTGTACAACCGTCTGGACGATATCGAGAAGTATGTGGCGTCGATTGACCAGCAGTTGAAGGCTCTGGGTGAGGCTATCGCCCAGCAGAACAAGTGAGGAGACTAGCCGTGTCGAAGCATGTTGCTCTGACTACTGACCGTACTACCCTGGATGGGCTGCTGACCCCGGAGCGTCGTAAGGCGTTCTATGGGCTCGCGTCGGCTCTGCTGACTGTGGGCCTGGCGACGAACCTGTTCACCACCCAGGATGTGTCTCAGGTCGCTGACGCTGTGACGGCTGTGATTGGTGTCCTGACTGGTGTGGTGGCGTTCCTTCACACTGGCGGCACCTATAAGGCTCCTGCCCGTCCGGTGGACGAGGGCTGACGAGGGGTTCTTGTTGGCTCCGTGGTGGTGGGATGCTGAGATGGTCAACGCGCTCGCGGCTCTTGTGGTGGCGGTGACGGGGTTGACGTCTGGGCTGCTGATTGGTCGGGCGAGGTCGCGGCCTGAGCGTGAGGCCCAGGCCGCGGAGATTGCTGCTATCCGTACTGCTGCTGAGGCTGCGGCGGAGCAGACGACGAATAATCATGGGACGAATTTGCGGGATGATGTGACGGCGGTTCAGGACAGGGTGGACCTGGTTCTGGACGCGCTGGCGGCGGAGTCTCGTGCTCGCCGTGATGCTGACGAGCGGTTCAGTGAGAAGCTGGATTCTGTGGCGGCGTCGGCGACAGTTGATCGTGCTGAGATTTTTCGGCGTGTGAGGGAGTTGGAGCGGGCGACGTCGAATTGTGCGCTTGCTGGGCTTCCCAAGGACCCTGATCAGCTGGTATAGTCTGTTCTTGGCCGCACCTGTTGAAGGCGACGCGCGGTGTGGTCGCGCATGTGGTGGTGCAGAAACGCCCCCACAGCATCTCATTGGATGCTGTGGGGGCGTCGCCGCGTCAGGGGGCCATGTAGACGGGGAGCCCCGTGTTGAGGTCGATTCCGATCTTGCTGGCTCTGAAGAGGACGCTGGGGGGCTTGCCTCCTCTCAGGGCGATGACGCCGATGGGGTTGGTGCTGTGGTCGGCGAGGACAGCCTCCTGTGGGCCTTCGTGGCGGAGGAGCGGGTTGACCACCACTTTGAAGCCGTCCTTGTTGGGGGTGAGGATGATGCACCCGGGTGGGAGGCTGGCGTGGGGGAGGTTCTTCTCTTTCTTGAGCCGGTGCTCAGCGTCGGCGTAGAGGGATGCCCTGTCGAGGGTGCCGCCGACAGCCTCGAGCGTCTTCGCGGTGATGGGCAGGTGGTATGACCAGGTCTCTTCGAGGAGGGTGATCTTCGTGGGGACTCGTGTCATGCTGGGTCCTTTCTTCCTATGAGGCGTGTGAGGTCTTCGAGTGTTGTGATGACCCACTGGTCTCCGGGCTGGGTGGTGCCGCGGCGTTTGGCGATGATGATGCCGGTGTTCGTGTTTTTGTTGGCGGCTTCGGTGTGGGCCTCTCGGATCCATGCGGTGGGGTGGAGGCGGCCTCCGTAGTCTTTGCATTCGATGGCGATGGGGTTGCCGTGCGCGTCGGTGACGCCGCGGATGTCTCCGAGGTCGCGGCTGCCGGTTTTGACTTGGCGGTCGATGCCGTCGTCGTTGAGGGTCTCTTTGAGGTAGTCGGCGATGGCTCTCTCGAATGCGGCGCCGGCCTTGCGGGCCGTGGTGCGGTTACGACTCACGGCCGTTTCCTTCCAGGTCGGCGACGTGTTCGAGGAGGCGGGTGACGGTCAGGAGCGCGGAAGTCGCACCGTCCGGGTTGTCCTGGTCGACGGAGGCTGTCAGGGAGCCTCCACTGGTGAGGAGTGGGGCGAGTGCTTCCTGCCAGCAGTTGACCCGGTCTGTGGCGTATTCGGCGACTCTGGCGGAGGCGGCACTGTCGTAGGCGCCTTCCTCTAGGAGGGTTTCTCTCATGGTGCGGTAGTCGTCGGCGGCCTCACGGGCGATCTCTGCGCGCTCCACACGGTCCGCCGCGTTGATGATGTGGAGGATGTCAGTGCAGAGTACGGCGGCTGCTTCCTCTGCGTTTCGCGGTTTCATCGCGTCTCCTTTCCGGGCGTGTCTTTGGCGTGGCGGGGGCACAGGTTGACTGCTCCGAGGGCCCAGCCTTTGGCGAGGGCGAGGTCTTCGAAGATTCTGAGGGTGTGCTGGGGTTTTGACCTGTAGGTGGCGTAGCAGGATGGGTGTCCGCATTGGATGGCCCAGACGGGGCCTTTGGGGGTGTCGTGTATCAGTGGGAAAGGGCGGCCCGGTAGTCTCGGATTGCTGCGCATTGTGTGATCTCTTCCATGTGTTCGTCGTGTGTTTGTGATGGCCAGCCGCCGAGGAGGTCGTCGAGGAGGTCGCCGGCGTGTTCCTGGGCTTCCTGGTTGAGGGTGTCCATGGTGTGGTCGTGTGCGGCGTCTCCGTATGTGATGGCTTCCATGGTGGCCCAGTAGGCTCGGGCTTTGTCGAGGCCTTCGGGGGTGAGGAGGGGGACGTAGTCTGCGGCCCCGTTGCGGAAGGTTTGTACGGTGTGGTCGTGTTCGTCGGTGAGTATGAGGTCTCCGTTGTCTGCGACGATGGCGGGTTTCCCGATGTGTTTGCGGATGTGTGGGAGTTGGCTGCCTGAGATTACTGCGATTCCGCGCATTGTTTTCTCCAGTTGTGGATTGATTGTGTGGTGACGTTGGCCCATTTGGCGACTCGGGTGGGGGTGTGGCCGGCCCTGTTTGCGGCGACGGCTGTGGCCCTGAGGCGGGCTCTGGCTGTGAGGTATTGCCGGTAGGCGTTGTCTGCTTCTGTTTTTGCTTGTTTGACTCGTGTTTCGTGGGGTGTGTTCATGGTGTGTTGTGTGCCCCGGGCCGCCGGGGGGTGGTGGGCCGGGGCGTGGTTGTTAGGCTGCTGTGACGATGCTGGTGAGGATGAGGGCTACTCCTGCGGCGAGGAGTCCCCAGGCTGCGCCGGAGATGATGCCGATCGCTATGGCGATGGCGGTGGTGCCGCCCAGGAATGCGATGCCAGAGGCGATGCTCCTCTTATCCTTGTCCTTGTCGTCCATTGCTGTGTTCTCCTTAGAAGGGGGGCTGCCCGGTGGGGTTGTTGCCCCACGGGTCCGTGTTGGCGCCCTGCTGTGGGGGCTGCTGCTGTGTGGCGGCGGCGGGGGGCTGGACGCCCCATGAGCGTGCGGTCAGGGAGAGTGCGGCGTGGGGCCGCCCGTCCTTGCCGGTGTAGGCGCGGATCTTGGGGGTGCCGGTGACGGTGACGGGGGTGCCCTTCCGGATGGCCTGCTGGGCGGCCTCGGCGTCCTTTTCCCAGAACGAGCAGGTGACCCAGGTGGTTTCGCCGGCGTCTTCCCACTGGCGGGTCTGCTCGTTGTAGCTCCTGGGGGTGTGTGGGATGAGTGCTTCGGCGACGGCTTTCCCGTTTGGCGTGTACTTGATTTCGGCGTCGCGGGCGGCGTAGCCGTCGACGGTGAGCGTGATGCTGTTTCTCATGCTGTCTCCTCCTGGTTGTTCTTGCTGCGGGTCTTGCGTTGGATCGTCGCCTGCGCCTCGACGGCGGGCTCTTGGAGTTCCTCGACGCCGTAGGAGAGGCCGGCGAGGACGTCGGGTGCGATCCTGCGGCATACGTCGGCGGCGGCCCTGGCGTAGAGCATGGCCTCTGGGTGGGCTGCGTACTGGCGGTTGCGGTCAAGCCCGGCGGCTTTGACGCGGGCAGTGTCCCAGGTGGATTCCTCGACGTGGCTGCTGCCGTGCCGGCGGCCCTTGACGGTGACTGTGGTGGCGTCCGCCTCCTCGGTCCAGATCTCGTGCCCCTTGGCGAGGACAAGAGCGACCATGGACCTCGTGTAGAGGGCAGGCTTGCCGCTGATGACATAGATGGATTCGAGGGCCGCGACAGGGTCGAGGCCGAGGGCGGCGCCCTTCATGATCGCGACAGCCGTGTCAGCCGGCTTCCCCTGGAAGTGGCTGGGGACGAATGCGGTGCCGGCAAGACCCTTGGCGAGGGTCATGGCGTCACCCATGGCCCCGGCCCATGCGGCGAGGTCGGTGGAGACCTCGTAGGCGATTGTCGGCTGTGTCGGCGTGGGCTCTGCTGGGATGATGTCAGTCATTGTTTTCTCCCCATGCGTCGTTGATCAGGTTCTTGAGGTCCTGGCAGGAGTACGCGTCTGCGATGTCCTTGGCCTCCTTAGTGTCTACGACACTGACTTTGTGCCATGTCATGTGGGCGATGTCTTCCGCGTCGAGGGTGAATGGTTCTTCGCACGGGAAAACGTAGCGGGTGTCCTTGTGGCTGCCGACTCGTACGGCGATGGCTCCCCCAAACTCGATCATGGGCCGGCCGGTGTCGGGGTCGGCGCCGATGAAACCGTCATCGACGACGATGACTGGGGCGTCCGGGGTGTTGTCGAGGGTGGACAGGAGGACATAGTCGGTGCCTTCTGGGGCTCCGCTGTCGTCTATGTGGCGGATGGACCAGAGTCCTGCCTTGTTCTTATAGGCGATCACGTCGAGGGGCCGGATGTCGTCCTTGCGGACTGGCCCTTGCGGGCGTTTCATCGTGTCTCCTTGAGGGTGTCGGTGATGGTGGGCAGCGTGCTGTACAGGATGTTTGCTGCTTGGAATGCTTCCCATCCGGGCCCGTCGGGGTGGCCGGCGGGGATGAGTGTGGCGTCGTCGTCGCTGATATGGATGATGCCGAGCCGGTCAATGTGCGGCATGGGCTTTTCCTGGCCGTCGACTGTGAGGAGCGTGTCCATGTGGGCGTAGGCTGCGATCTGCATGATGTGCGTCTCATGGATGCTGCGGCTGGATTTCCAGTCGAGTAGCCATGTTTCGCCCCGGATGGTGGCGATCAGGTCGATCGTGCCCGCGTACCAGAGTGTCTTGTTGTAGCCGCGGGCCTCTGTCTCTAGGGCTTGGATGTTTTCCCGGTCGAGCAGGTCGACGGCTTGCTGGGCCATGGGGAGTAGGTCCTGGGGGCAGTCGGTGGGGTCGCCGTGGGCTGCGGCTTCCATGACTTGGTGGATGCGTGTTCCTCGGCGGGCGGCTTTGTCGCGTTCTTTCCAGGGGGTGCGTTTGAGGTCCCGGATGATGTTCTCGGGGTTGTCGCCGGCCCGGATGCGGGCGGCCCAGGCGTCATTGTGTTCGATGGCGTCTCGGGCTACGAGCCCGGCCGCCCAGTAGGGGAGGCCGGGCTTGTCTACGACGCCTAGGATCGTGGTGACTGACGGGATCCGCTGCCCGTCGAGCGTGTACCTGTGACGCCGGTCATCGAAAACGAGGCCGCTCACGGCTAGTCTCCTTTCATCTGCGGGTATTCCTGGTGGATGCTACGGATGGTGGAGACGGTGACGGGCTCCTCCCACGTGTTGTCGCACCGCCATTCGAGGGGGTCGTCCTCGTCTCTGACCCACGCGTAGAGAGTGCCCTCAGAGAGGGTAAAGATCAGGTTGCTGCCGGCGGCTGCTACCTGGTTTCCGTGCTTGTCGTGGGCGAGTTTGACGTTTCTGCCGCCGGGCGGGAGTGTGAGCATCGATAGGGCGGCAGGCCAGAGCGCGTTCACTTGTTTCCTTTCGTGGGGGTGGGGCCTTCCTGCCCCTGGTAGTGGGAGCCGATGGCGTGGTGCCCGTAGGGTCGTTCTGCGGCCCGATCGAGCTCCCAGATGGTGAGTTGGGCGATGCGCATTCCTTCTGTGAGGACGATGGGCCGGGTGCCGAGGTTGACGATTTCCAGGGTGATCTGTCCGTGGAAGCCGGGGTCTATGAAGCCTGCGGTCTGATGGACGGTGAGGCCGAGGCGGCCGAGACTGGACTTGCCTCCTACCTGGGCCGCGTACTTCGGGCCGATGTGGATGGTTTCTCGTGTGGAGGCGAGCCAGAGTTCCCCGGGGAAGATCACGCTTGCGGGCGCGAGCGTGATCTTGTCGTACTCGATTGTGGGGTCTTTCGGGGTGACGGGCTTGCTGTCTTTGCCGGCTGCGAGGATCCTGCGGTCGAGTGTGACTTCGATGCTGGCTGGTTGGATGAGTGTTTCGACTGGCTCGGGTCCTCGGAGTGTGATTTCGTGGTTGTTGATTGCGTCGCGGATTCCGCGGTCGCTGAGCATCATGCTGCTTGCCTTCCTGTCTCGGGGGCGTCTACCCGGAGACTTCCAGGTAGGCGTCCACCAGGGCCTTACTGTCGTCGGGGTCCACTATCGTCACGCCGTTATCGGACCGTACCGCCACTCTCAGCGGCTCACGCCTGTCCTCTATCACGAACACTCTCACCTCGGCCCTGCCTGGGGCCTGGTAGCGGCGGTGCCAGTTGTTGCCCGAGCAGCGCACGCCCGGGATCTCCTGCTTGAGCACCGTTGTTGTGTGGGCCAGGGCGTCTAGTGCTTCGGGCCGCGCCCTCATGACTGTTCCTCTGCTGAGTGTTGTAGCGTCTCGCACTCCTTGCCTACCGCCCGCAAGACGGTCTCACCTAGGCCGTCGACGGAGCACCACTCTGCCCCGTGCCGCGTCGCCACCCAGATGGGCATGTGGGCGGGTGCGGGGCGCCGTCCTGGTGGGGCGCCGACCTCTAGGACGGTGCCGGCCCGGTCGCGGATCGCCCACCCGTTGTCAGTGTGGACGATCTGGGCGTCCGCGCAGTGTGCCCTCAGGGCTGCTCTCGCGGCCCATAGGGCGCCCGCGATGGTGCCCTTGATCTCCGGTAGGGGCTGCCATGCGATAGGCCCCTCACGGCCCTCACGGCCGCCCCTGATGGCGGCGCAGGCACGAGCCAGAGCACCGTCCGGGAGCCGCTCCAGCAGAGCAATGGCCGCCGGCAGGTCCGTGGCCGGCCACGCCGCGAGCGCGTCGCCCCCGTCGTGCTGGAGCTCGGTCAGTGTCGGTTGAGCCATCAGTGATCTTTCCTCTCTGGGCGGCCGCGGGGCTACGGGATGCGGCAGACCATGTCCGCCTGGGCGCCACACCACCCGCAGGCGGCGCCGGCCGGCGGGCAGGCCACACGGGTGCCCGCACGGCCCGCGTCACGGCAGTCGGCGCAGGAGCATGCGGCGGGCGCACCGGCCATGGCCAGCGCGTGCTCCGCCTCAGCCTGCGGGGTATCCCGGGCGACGGCCACCCACCCTGACGTCATGCTCGTGGTCGCGTCGACCCAGCATGCGGGCAGGCACGCCACCATGACGGCCACGCCATCGACGCCCCACAGGATCCGCTGCCAGTCGGCGACGGTAGGGGCGCCAGTGCGGCCATGGGGGCCCAGCGGGGCGGCGTCGTCCCACGGCAGGGTCGCGGCGCCGACGATGCCCCGCTCCTCATAGGTGGGGATGTCGACGGCCGCCATATCGTGCGGGCCAGCCGGGGCGGCAGGCGCCCACGCATCCCCGTCCCCCAAAGATAGGACGGTGGCTCCGACTATGGGGATGTCCCCGTCGGAGACGTAGTGGATCATGACAGTAGTCCTCTCATATGGTGGCGCGCGTGTCGTACCCCCGGCCGGTGATGCCCCGGCCCGTAGCCCACTGGGGTGGGGGCTGCCCCGTCATACGACGGGCGTGATGGCCGCCGGATCCCACGGCAGGCCGTCGTACTCGGCTGCCAGGGCGATGGCGGCGCAGACACCCGCCGCCACCTGCCGGCGGTAGCGTGCGGCGACACCACCCGTCTCAGACAGGGTGACATCACCGTAGCCGGCGGCCAGATCATCCGGGGCCGCCGGCGGCTGATAGGTGGCGGCGTCATCGCCGGCAGAGACCCACCGGACAGCGAGAGTCGCCGTACGCCGGGCCGTGTCTACACGTATGTACTCCTCCATGTAGAGGCCATCCCTGTGCTCGTAGTGGTAGGCGGCATCCTCTAGTGACGCGTACGGCCCGTCCTCGTAGACGGGCAGGCTGATGATGTAGTGGGCGCCCGCGCGGGCGACAGCACGCAGCAGGCTGCGAGCCTGAGACTGGGGCGTAGAGGCCACGGTGGAGAGTCCTTTCTGCCCCCGCCCGGCGGTTCTGCCGGGCGGGGGCGTGGTGGCGTCGTGTTGTGTCAGCGGTCGGCGCGGGCCAGGACCATCAGGGATGCGCCGGCGCCGGCGGAGGCAGCCACCCCCATGGCGAGGGCTGCGATAGTGGAGGAGGCGGGGCCAGTGTGGGCCAGGCCCGTGCGGGTACCGTCCGCCGCGTACTCCTCGTAGTCGCCGGCAGTGTCGCCGCTGCTGTCAGCGGCGTCGGTGGTGTCGGCGTCAGTGGTGTCGTCCGCGAGCGCCTCAGGGGCGTCAG